CCCTTCCTCTTTAAACTTTTTCATCTCTTGCAAATAGAATGTTTTGCTTCCTTCATCATAAACAAACAATTCTCCATCATCAATTCTCTCGTAAAATATATTCATAATAATTCTGGATTTTCAAATTTATTTCCAATTACCTTAACTTCACAATAATCGTTTAAATGTGGCAACCAAAAAAAGCTAAGAGTCCCTTCGTGTTTAATAAATTTTGCCAAATATGCTCCTTCAACAAATTGAATCTCTGCTTTATGTAAGCCTTCTCTATCTTTTCTTTTAAGTTCAATTATATCACCCTCCCATATTTCATTTCCAAAATCATCCTTTACCCCTGTATATTGAGAAGGAACTAGAATACTCCATTCTCTTTCATCAAACAATTCATCAACAAGTCCATTGTATTTGTAATGTTGTACAAATGCTTTTCCTTGCGGACTCCAGAAACGAAATTTTATACTTCTCATCTTGATTCTAAAATAACTCGGATTTGTTCTGGTGTCCAGTTTTTTTCGATGGCTTCCTTAATAAGTTCTATTCTTTTGTTTTTGTTTTCGTTTTCTGTTTTAATCAAAAAAGTAAAAAAAGCAAACGAGCAAACTATCATAAATATACAAGCCGCAATAAATGGATCAATTTTTTGTAACATAATTATTTTTTAATAAAATTTCTATAACTCTTTCCAAGAGTTTGTACATAATGAGCAAAGTCATCAATTTCTTGATCATCGTTGTTTACATTGTAAATATAATCGAAAAGATATTCTTCTCCTTCTTCGGTTAATTTTAATCCTTTAGATAATCTTTGAAAATAATCTTCTTGAACGTCTTGGAGTTTTTTGACAAACTCTTTAACTTCATAGATTGCGTCTTCTGGATGTTTTCCTTTCGGTGTGTATGGTCGTGTAAAATCGCTCATGGTTCTATTGTATAGGTTGTTTTTAATTTTACAAGCTCAAATTCTAAAAAATTTTCATTACCGTAATTTGGATTATTATTAAATGAACTCCTTTTTAAAAACAGTTCAAGATAATCTCTAGCTACTACAATTAGACAAAACTTGAAATCTACTAATTCTATAGCGGTTGCAGTTAATTCTAAATCATCGTTTTTAAAATTAACCCATTTTTGAGTAGGTTTGTGACGAATTGCGTACTTGTATTCTTCATATGTTTCATTCATAATTTTTTAATTCTATATTTCCTCTATCATCTATCAAAGCGTAGGTGATCGGTAAATCACATTGGGAACCTAAATTAACACATTCTATACCTCCTACATAATATTGTTTAGGTACATGCGTATGACCGAAACAAACCGCATCGTATTTGTTATTGTAACAATATTGAGCAATCCTAACTGTAAGATCATGTGCTGCTCCATGCCATGTTTTGATTTTAGTTTTAAGTTTTCTTGTGAGTTTTTGCTTCTTGTCGATCTTTTGTAGAATATAATATATACCAGAAGCTAGTTCAGTCAAGAAAGGTTTTGTGGTAATAAAGAAATCAAACTTATCCCCATGTGTAAATAGAATTCTTTTTTTACCTACTAATTCATTATATTCATCTACAAATTCAAACCCAAGAAGTGCTGAAATAGTTTCTAGATCTTTGTCGTGATTTCCTTTAATAAAAATACATTTTTTATTTTTTGAAATTTTTCGGAGGATAGATAAGATTTTCCATTGCTTCTTACAAAGTCTATGAATATTGTAACTATCCAATAAATCACCACAAATTACTAATGTATCATAGTTTTCCTTTTCCAGAATTTCCAAGGTCAAATCAGCTTGGCATATTGGACTCCCCAAGTGAATGTCGGATAGTGCTAAAATCATATTATTGTTTTCCGTATTTGCTCCAAAGAATTAACATGATGACAGACGATAACAAACCACCCAATGCACAAACAAAAACCCAAATGTTATTGCTTCCAAATGTTGCATACACTATAGAAAATATATGACCAGAAACTACTAAACCCAAAGAACCAGCCGATATATCTTTAGCTGATTTGGTTTTATACGTTTTAATTATTTGTGGTACTGTGCAAATCAAATAACAAAAAGTCATCAGCAATCCAGATGCTTGATATATTAGTTCTTTAATCATGAGTTTGAATATATGATACTATTTTTTTAAAAAAATGCAAGAAAAAAAGATATTTTAAGATAAATATTTCTGGTCGCGGTATTACCAGTACCCACCAGATCTAAACTTCAAACTATTAACTATGAAAGCTCAGCAAACAAATATTTATCATATTGTATACAAAACAACAAACCTTGTAAATAAAAAAATTTATATAGGTGTTCATTCTACCACAAATTTATTAGATGATTATATAGGCTCAGGTAGGCTTCTTAAAAAAGCAATTAAAAAATACGGAAAAGAGTACTTTAAACGAGAAATTCTTTTTCAATTTTCAACTTTAGAAGAATGTTATCAAAAAGAAGCGGAATTGGTGAATGAGGATTTTGTAAAAGACGAAAATACATATAATATTTGTGTAGGAGGAAAGGGTGGAAGAAATGGAATGGTTACAGCTAGAGATAATGATGGAAACATTTTTAATGTATTTCAAGGAGATGAAAGATTGAAGAGTGGTGAATTATTCGGTATAGCAAGAAATAAAGTAATGATAAAAACAAAATCAGGTGAAATAATAAAAGTAGACAAAGGCGATGAAAGAATAAAAGATGATAGATCTAATGTATTTTCCACCGCTAAAAATAAAGTTACAGTAAAAGATGACAATGGAAATATATTTAGAGTAGATAAAAATGATACAAGATTAATTTCTGGAGAATTAAAACATGTTACAAAAAACACAATTCAAGTAAGAGATAATAATGGAAATCATTTTAGAGTAAATACCGATGATAAGAGATTACAAACAGGAGAAATTGTACCACAAACCGTTGGATTTGTTTCGGTAAAAGATTCAAACGGCAAAACTTTTCAAGTCTCCAAAGATGATCCTAGATTAAAAACAGGTGAATTGGTAGGTGTAGTAAAAGGAACTGTTATGGTAAAAGATGTAGATGGAAATATTTTTAGAGTTTCTAAAAAAGACCCTAGATATATTAGTGGGGAACTATTGTCAATTTTTAAGGGAAAGGTAATGGTTAAAGATAAAGAGGGGAATAACTTTTTTTGTTTTAAAGATGATCCTAGATATATAAGTGGGGAATTAAAACACGTTAATTCTGGTAAAATAGGAATTACAAATGGAGTTATAGATAAAAAAATTCAAAATACTGAAGAAATACCAGAAGGGTTTTGGAAAGGATCTACTAATAGTGGAAAAATTCATATCACTAACGGAATTGTTAATAATCTTATTGATAAAAATCAAGAAATACCAGAAGGATTTAGAATAGGAAGAACATTCACTAGAAAATTTAATATTACCAATGGAATTGTTACTAAACTTGTTAGTGATCTAGATGATATTCCAGAAGGCTTTAGAAGAGGAAGAACGTTATCTAAAAAATTTAATATTACAGATGGCGTTATTACTAAATTAATTAGTAGTCTAGATGATATTCCAGAAGGCTTTAGAAGAGGAAGAACGTTATCGCTCAGAAAAAAATAATTATTTCTGAATATTTTAAATATTATAAGTTGTCGAACTACGATAGTCGCCACAACTTTCACAACGATGATCATCATATTCCCAATCATCAGGTTGGAACAATTTCACTACATCGGTAAAAAGTATTGTATTGTCGTTAATTCCTTCTTTAACTTTAACAAAAAGATAATCTAGAATTTTATCAATTTCTTCATTGGATAATTCTGATAAAGATTTATCATTTACTGAAAAATCAAATGCGGTACATCCTGTAGTTTCAACAAATTTATATTTAGTGTTTTCCATGATTTTCTTGTAATTCCTTCTCTGTAATTTGTTCTAGTTCTTGCATGTCTAATTTGCTTTGTTCTTGTATATAATAACTAAAAACAAAAGCAGATAATACCAATGTAAGAATAACTAAAAAGAATAGAATTTTTTCAAGAATTGGCGTTATAGTCTTCATACATTTTAATAGCATTAACTGCTTCCGAGTAAAGTCCCGATCCAACAACCACTATAGATGATTTTTTAGAAACTTCCTGAACATGTAAAACCACTCCATAAAGCTTTCTTGCAATCTCTTCTAGTTTTTGGTTTAATATTCCTACAGGTTCGCAACAATAACAACTTCCTTGGAATCCTTCTATAAAATTTTCTTTTTGTTTTTCTACAAGAATTCTACCGTATCTTTTAATGGCTTCGTTTGTATAATAATCTATTTTTTCTAAACATCCATCAGCAGATAATCCGCTTTCGTAAAATGCAAACTCTTCAAGTTGTTCCAAGTTCTTCGTGGTCGTCATTTTTTTCTCCTTTTGCGTCTTTCTCTTTCCAGTATGCTTCGGTTGATTCGTTGCAAGCTACATAACCTAGCTTTCTTGCTTCTTCGTAACAGAGAGTTTTATACCAACCACCCTTTGAGCAAAGACAACCATGTTCACCAGAGACTTCACAAACTTGAGCAGAATGCCTTTCTGTTTCTGTAATTATGTCGTCTATAATATCCCACTCTATTCTCGATCCACCTTCTCCACTATAATAAAAACTTAGTGTTCCATACTTCTCCTTGGCCTGGTTAGCAACAACCTGTACTTCTTCACCATTCTTCGAACAAAGATCACAGAAGTATTGAAGTTTATCTAAACACTTGGAAATCAATGTGTTCCAGCCATTATCAAACTCAAAGCCCCAGCTTAAACAAGTTTGCATTGGATCTCCACCATAATCTCTAAGAATTTTGGGGTATTTTTTTACAAGTTCTAATTCGAGTTCTTTATCCATATAACCAATATTAATATATTTTTGAAAGAAGTCAATATTATTTTTCCCAACACCAATTCTCATAATCCCAATGTCGAGAATCATAAATTATCAACCCTGCGTCAAATCCCAAAAAAGTTAAATTTATATTCAAACCACCATGATCTCTGGCAATAGGACAAAAATCTAATTGAAATTGAAAAATATTATCTCCCGAATAAAATATTTCGAATTCTACATTTTTATATTTGGAAAGTTGTTTATAAAATGAAAAATATTTTTTAAACTCTTTTCTTGGTTTGAAAAAGTTCCTTATTGTTATATTAATGTACATAATTCATGATTTTCTAGGTAAGCATAATGCTATTTCATTTTCTTCATAAGAGTTTTTAGGATGAAGATCGACTTCATCAAAATCACCCTCCCATGTTTTTACATTTGCTTTGGGATTGGGAGCTATTTTAACTAGATAGACTTTTTCCAATTCATCATAGCCAGTTTCGTATCCATCCACAACCACACGCATATTCGGATCTTTTTGAGATAAAAGATTTATTAATTCTTTAACTTTCATAGTATTTTTTAATCATTTTAAACCATTGTATGTTAGTTATTTCTTTATTATCTAAAATTGAAAAAGCATAAGCTGAATTGTCTCCGCAATTTCTTTTTATCATTTCCGCTTGATCTTTTCTGGTTTCTACTTTTCGTATATCATGAATCATTTCAAGTAAATGGTCAATATATTTTTTTGCCTTTTCTCCTGCATCGCAAATTTTTTCTATTTCATCTTTTAGTTGAATAGCTATTTCATAATCAAATTCTGTTTCAATTATCTTACTAAAGTTTTCAGCAGATAACATTTCCTTTTCTATATAAAAATCAATTAAATTATCGGTGGAGTTTAATTGAGATTTAACACGATGAATGAAACAATACCAATCAGATTTTAACTTAATTCTATTTTGGTTATTGTTGTAAGAAATTACAATCCCTTCTTTCCCTCTCCAATTTTTGATATGTTGATATATTTTAGATAAATCGGAAAAATTATCAAACTGGTACGTTTGTGGCATTGAAATGGGTCCAATTTTTCTCCATATGTCGGTTAAGTCTTGATTGGAAACCACAACCATTCCATTCTTGTTTATTGCACCAAGAAGATAAAATTCTATTTCTTTTGGTCTAACAACAATAACATTATTAGGAGTTACAATTTCAAACAAAAGAGTAAGATGTGGATTCTCTTTTAAAAACTCAACTACTTTTGGATGCTTTTCTGGAAGTAATTCAAAGTCTTTTGCATTGGGTAATGTTTTATAAGAAACAGTGCCTCTGGTTCTCATCGAGAACTGTTCATTAACGTAGTCACAAATAACCAAAGAACCATCTACTTTATCAACAAAACGCCAATCATCATAATCTTCTAATTTTGGATAGCATTCTGGCTTTTCTCCATAATTAAAAAACTTCGGCCAACCAGAAGACAAAACGTTTCCTTCTTTATCGGTAATAAGAGAACGATAAAATAAATTATTACTATTCCATTTAGCATCTATTTCTGGAGTTATCAAATAACAATCCAGATCGCAAAACTCATTTGGAGTAATATTAAAATATCCCTCCTCTATAGGAAGACTAACTTTCATTCTTATAATACTACACTATTTTTTAGGAAACATCAACCAAAAATATAAAATAGTAACAACCGCAAATGAAATGAAAGCTATGATATGTTTTTTATTACTCTTCATTATAAATCTTTCTGTGTTTTCTCCATCCGCTTCTATATTTTAGAATCCAATCGATGAGAGCAGTACTATAACCAATATCATAGCCTTTCTTTTCACTCTCTAACCATTTATGTTTTAAGACTTCTTCTCTTTCTTCTATAAATTCCCTATAAATTGAGGAATTAATGTAAAAATCCGAAGTAGACGACAATGCATTCATTATAATATTTATCATTTTAAAATTCAACATTTCCCCAAATTTCATTTATGTCCAAAAGCCTATGCACACAACCATTTACTCTTTCAGTCCAAGAACTATGAAAATGTCCATATAGATGCGTTCTTGGTTTACATAGCTTACAAATTTCATCCATTATCGCTCTTTCATCTGTAAGATCCTCTAGCAGATAAGCATCTTCATTAGCCCACCCATAAACCATTTCATTAAATTGTTGCGGAAAGCACCAAGAAGGAGCAGTATGTGTTACGAGAATATCTACTTCTTTGCATTTATCCTTATCAAAATTAACAGGTTCTCCTTCCCAATAAGAACGTCCTTCGGTTCTCGCTGTTCTATCAATCGAAACCGCACCACCAATAAATTGAATTTTTTTTCCATCATATTCCATTACGGTATAATCTTCTATCAACTCAAAATTACTTAAAGAAACTCTGTTAAGTCCTTGAAAATGAACAGGATCATCGTGATTACCTCTAATAGACATAAAGATAATATTTCGTTCTTTAAATTCTTCATTAAGCCAATTATTATTTCTTTCTTGATTTTCCTTATCGGTAAATCCAATACCCGAATCTCCAACACTAATCAAATAACAATCACCTATTTTTTTAGTATCTAAAATATCAAGAAGATACGACCATTCACCATGATGATCTCCTAAAAATAATAAAGGTTTGTTTTTGTTTAATGTTTTCATACGTCTTTACAGAATACATGTAAAAATTTGCTAGTCAAGTCAAATCTTGGTTTTGCGTTTGAGTTATTATATTCTATATATTCTGTTGTTGTTTTTTGAGGTGTTGTATAATCATCTAAAAAACCATTAGCTCCATCTAGTGTTTCAAAATATAGATCATAATAAACATTTCTCCAACCAAAAGTCCCTTTCTTTTGAGGAAAATACATTTCTTTCTTATCCTTCTTAACTTTTTTTATTCTGTAGAATTTATTACCATCCATTTTCTTCGTTTTCTTTTTGAGATTTCTTTTCTTCTTCTATTTTTTCCTTTAAGGTGTCTCTTAAAACAACCAATGCTTCTTCATATGAAGAACATTCTATTTCCTCAAAATCATGTAAAATGTAACCGTAATGTTGCACAATATATTTTGGAGGTTGCCCATAACTCCATTTGGTTTCTATATACCAATGTGCGTCACGGTCTTTATAATATCCGCCTTTTCCGCACAATGTATACCATTCGTCAGTAAGGTTTGTAATTTCTTCAATAATATTTTCCATAATCAATTTAAAAATAATTCCCAATCTTTCACTTCTTCTTTATTTCTAATATAAAAAGAAACTGGCATAATTCTTGGAGAAGATGGTTTTTTAAGTAATTTTAATCCTGCTTGTTCCGGTGTTCTATCAGCTTTTAATGCATTTATTTCTTTATGAGCAATTACACAATTTTCCCAAGATGTCTTTCCTCCTTGAGATTTTGGAATTACGTGATCTATATTGCCATTTGTTCTTGTTACTTTTTTACCCGTATATTGACAAGTAAAATTATCTCTTTCCCATAAACTTTTCTGTGTAAATTTTATAGTTTGTTTTGGAATTTTATCATAGTAATTCAAAACTATAACGGTAGGTATTTTAATAAATCCTCTTACGGTTTTTATCGTTCGGTCGCTTTGATTAAGCTTCAAACAAACCCATTCATGCCACTCTAGCGGAACAACCTTATCTTCTTCTATCATTATTCCTTTTGCATTTTCCGAATACATTAATGCAAATGAATGTTTTGGTGTAGTAGTATTGATCGGTATCCAGTGTTTATTTAAAATTAAAACAGAATGTTTGGATATACTATCTTTCATCTTCAATCCATCTTGTATGGTTCTGTAATTACTACATAGTAAGTTCCAGCAACTTCTTGCACACTAGAACTAGAGCCTTTTGGTAAATTTTTCTTAAATGCTTTGTCTACTATTTCCCAAACTAAAGTAAAGTCTTTACTTTTCATCGCTTTACCAACTCGTTCTTGGTATCTTTGTGGAATTCTAAATTCTTTTTGTGGTTTCCAATATGCGAATTCAGACAACATACGAGAAGGTTCTATGATTTTTGGAATAGGAACATCAGAACTTTGAAATGCTCCGTTTCCCGAAACATCGCAAATTTTTCTATACCCATCATTTCTTTGATAATGTAGATATTGTTCTATAGTCTTTTTAATTTCCCATGCTACAGTTCCATCTTTCATTTTTTCGCAACCAATACCGTAATAAGCATTTCGATTTTTCATTAGTTCTTCTTCTTTATGGAAAACAATAGTTCTCACCATGCTTTCAAGGACTTCTCCATCTTGATATGTTAATTCTTTATCCCAAAATGCTGTATCCATTGCCATTTTGATTTGACCAGAACGAAGACGAGAATAGACTTCTAATGCTGTTGCTAGAGTACCAAGATGTCTTTCATCAAACTCTATGGATACTTTTTTAGATGGTTTGCTTTTCTTTTTCATTTTTTTAAATAATAATGTAGGAGCAATAAAATGTCAATGGTTATTTGTAGTATGAATCTTGTCCAAAGTTTTCATCTAGTTCTACTCTATCTTTTAACCATGCTGCCAATGCCCAATGGTAATATGTATAATTTGGATCTCCTTCATAATGAAAGAAACTGTGTCCAATATCATATTGAATCTGCATTAAAACTTTATTTTTAATTCCTTTTGGTGCTCTATCTTCCAACATCCAAGAATCCAAGAATACTTTACAATCCATTCCAAAGTCCCATTCGAAATGAGCTATTTTATTTTTCCTATCTACAAAATACAAATCAATATAAACTGGTTCTTTAAATTTAATCAAACCAAGTTCATAAAAATATTTTGGGAGTTCTATTTTCATATCCTCTCCAAAAATATCGGAGTTTGATCACCAACCCATGCCCCTTCAGTGTTGTATTGAAAATATTCCTCCGCTTCCTCTTCAGACATTCCTTCTTTTATCAAAATCTCGATACATTCAAATCTATCATATACAGCAATAGGTCTACCAAATTGCCTACCGATACCCACAAATGCATCTTCAAAACCATCTGCAAGTAGAACATTTTCATCTTCTCCTAGAATTTCTTCAATTTTTTCTTTTATCATTTTAAATATACCTCAATAATTTTATATGTACTATAAAGTGTCGTATATATAGTAGCAATTACTATAACAAACCAAGCACAAATGTCAAACCAATCATTTTTCATATTTCAACATTTCTCCCAAAAAACATTAGCCTCTTCCTCAGTAGAGGCTTTACCTACATATTCAAAGGCATAACAAAATCTCGATGTAGCATTCCAATTTCTAGCAAGCATACTTTTATTAGAAGGGTTTCTTGCTTTTCTAGAGTGCGTTGTTTCTTTCCAATTTTTATTTTTCAATCTATATTCTATCATAGAAGGATGTATGGTCTTGGAAAAATATCTACCACCTTTAGCAGCAACCATACTCGCAACATGATCTGATAATCTTGAGCCTATACCAAGACCTTGATAGTCTGGTAATACTATAGTTCTACTACCTCTCCATGCATTTTTAACAGATGGATGAGGAAACGACAAGGTTGCATTAAAAGCAACAGGTATATTGTTCCAAAATGCAATAAAACATTTTGCCGCTTTATTCAAATCACTACTCAAATAATGATATTGTTTGAATAACTCCCACGCCGAATATTTTGCTCTGAAAATTTTAAGTTCAATTTGAGGTCGCTGAAGACAACCCCTCGGAAGGATTGTTTTTCCTTCAAGGGGATTGTATATCCAATCTGGCTGCAACCACTCTATAATATCTTCGTGACAAGAAGCAAATATTACTTTCTTTTTATTTTCTTTTCTTATCCATTTCGAAATAGAGTGTGATGCTGATTTAGCAACCGTTCTATCTATAACACTAGTATATTCATCTATCAATTGAACCTCTTTATCATCAATCAAAGACTTCGCAAGATTTGCTCTGAACTGTTCGCCATTAGATAAAACATTAAAAGACCTGAACCAAGTTGGAATGGTGGACAATCCAACAGCACATAAAACCTTCGATGCTCGCTCAAATTCTATTGGATTGAAATTTGATATTAAAGATTTATCGTTATCCCAAGTCGGAGTTGATATGTTTCCGAATGTTTTTAAAAGCGTACTTTTACCACTTCCGCTCGGTCCATATATTAAACCCATTTGCCATTCATCTGGAAGTTCTATGTTATTTTCGATGACTACCTTACTTTTTTCCGAAAATGGAACATCGAAAAAACTAGATGTTTTCGATGTATATTCATCATGTTGAATATTGGATTCAAGTACGATTTGGGACATTACTTTTTGTCTTTTTTATCCTTTGATTTCCACTTGATCGAATCAAAATTATCGTTGTATTTTTTAACATCAACTGGACGATATTTGTCACCTTTACCAGCTTGGTTTGAATAATTTTTACTCATAATTATTTTTCTTTCTTTTTCGATTCAACTTTTTTTAAATACTTTACCTTGTCTAAAGCATCATCATATGAATCCAAGGTAAAACCTTTAACACCCCATTGTGTCGAGGATGGGTACATTTCAGCTGGAGGAAAATGTTGACCAGCCAAATCATAACCATTATGTGATTCAATAACAACAGCCTCATATTTTTTCACTTTGAAGTCTTCTCTGCTTTGTTCATATATAGCAAATTTACCATCACGATAAAGTTGATTAAAAATAAAACCCTTATATGTGAATTCTTTTTCTAGTATTTTCATAATTTATTATAAAACCTTTCAGTTGAAATGTCAACGTTTTCTTTTTTTCTCTAAACGTTTGATGGAACAAATACAATGATCAAAGTAAGGACAACCATCGCAATTTCTATCATTATCGAGATATATATCTGGACGAATACATGAGCTTTCAGTAAGATTGGCAATACCTTCTTTACTTTTTAACAAATTTTTTTTCTTATTGTTAAGATTCGTTTCAGAACTTTGATAACTTTTTGCAAATTCTTTTAATTGCTCTAATTTACGATATTTCTTTTTCATTGATTCTCCATTTCAAAAAAATTTCCACAGTCACCAGAATAATATATTTTCTTATAACCCACTTGATTCATTAAGTGGGTGCAACCATTACATGGCCTAGAATACCTTACATTCCCCATTCTGTCAAGACGTATGTTCACAAAAACAATATCATCAAAACTCTCAATGTCCATTTTATTTTGTAATTTTGAAATACAATTGAACTCGGAATGAACTCTTGCAACATCACGCAAGTCTTCCCCTTCTTCGGATTGATAATTTAACTTTTTTATATTTGGGTGTGTTTTGTAATTGTTGATTCCTATTGCCACCGTTCTTTGTTTATGCATTGCAAATGTCACATGAAACGTTCTTATCGTCGGATAAGAGTGGTGTATCGGCTGCATCGCTTTCGCTATCTCAACAAATTTCTGTAATTTTTTTTGTTTTAAAGAAGCCATATCAATTTTCCAATTTTGTAATTTTAACATTATAGAATTCAAATATATCCATACTGTATTTCGATTCGATGCTATTATATTCCTCAAAATATACCACTTCAGGTATATTCCATGCGCAAATCATTCTAGCGCAACAAGAACAAGGCATCATAGTTACAGCAAGAAGCCGACATTCATTTCTTGAAAAAAGTGATAATACATTTGTTTCAGCATGAATCATATATGGTCTTCTTGCATCTCTGTCTTTCCAAAAAGAAACATCTGGATTTTTACCACTCTTTAATCCATTGTATGCAACCCCCAATACACGATTATCAAAAGATAATGCACAAGCCCCAACTTTTTTATACGGATCTTCTGATCGCATACTCGCAGTTTTTGCGAGTTCCAATGCATAATTTTCCCAACTTATACGTGACATAAAATTGATTCAACTTCTTTTTTAAGATAGGGTACAGTGTATCTCAACCATTTTGCTTTGAAAACTGTTTTAGTATCTATTTGTCTTTTCAACCAAAAAATATTCAAAGAACCACATCTCAGTCCAGTTATTTCCTCTATCATTTTAGCATAAAAAGATAACTGCAATGCATATATGAAATACTCGGAATTCGGTAAATGTGAAACTGGATCAAGAAGAAATTTATCATCATATTGGTTTTCGAAATTAAATTTCTTATTCGTTTTAAAATCAGATATATCGAAACTATCCTCGTCAAAAACAACATAATCAGACGTTCCACATATTCCTTTTTGTTTATTAAAACAAATCAATTCGTTATAACCTTTTTCAGAATACACGTCTTCAAATATTTTCTTGATAATTTCCGAATATCTTTCGTTTTTTATTTCCCTATTGATAAAATATGCTTCAACGCTTTCATGAACTTCTGTACCATAGTCCAAACCAGTTGTCTTTTTTTCCTCCCAAAGCTTCAATACATCATTGAATGGTATTTTTTTCCTCTGAGAGTACTCCAAAGCCTTT